ATATATATATATTAAGGACTTATGGCGTAAGTCATGGCGTAGCTTGGCGTACCTCGCGTAACGATGGCGGCTCAGCTTACATCGCGCTACTGAGGTTACGTGTATATGAAGGAAAAGGCCATGGCGAGCGATAAAACCAACCAACTAGTTGATACACTCCCCTTCATTCCATCCATCCATCAACCATTGCTCAATTCGCAACAGTCCAGAAAATCATTGCAATCGATGCAATATTGCTATACATGCAATAGTACTGTGAATCATTGCAATATCTGCAACAATCCATAAATCGAACGAATAGCACTTTTTGCTAATGACCATTCAGCCCTGATTGGCTATAGTTATCACATCAACAACGAGGAGAGAAAGAATGAAAGCGATTATTATCAACAACGAAATCAAGTTTGACGAAGATGCATTGACTCTGGCTGATATGGGTTATGAGATTGGTGAAGAGGTTGAAGTGTTTGAACTTGAAGGTGAGTACTTCATTGATGCAAAGTGCGATGTTGTCATTGATGGCATTGTGGCTATTTACGAAAGTGAGGAGTTCACCGTTACCACAGAAGAAATCGAGGTATTAGCATGAAGATTCGCTGCGCCAACTGTATAACTAGCACCGACAAGAAGATTGCAACGCCATTCGTAAAAGGCTCTTTATACGACGCTGAGCCGCTAATCATTAACGGCAAGACAATCCCGAACGAGTGGGTGATTAATGGCGCTGAGCGTCCGCACAAGCACGATTCGGGGTGGATTGCTATCGCTGGTTGGAATGTTGGAATGTTTATACCTGGAGTAGCAACTTTTGATGAGGTGAAGTAAATGCTTAAACCATCTGACTTGAACTATTACGATCTAGAAACCATAGCCAAGTACAGCGGAAAGGGCTGGCCTGTTGGTGACTACTTTAAGGAAGACCTTATAGAGAGCTTCGATATTGTTCAGAAAGCAATTGCAAAAGCGGCGAAGAAATAGCATTAATTGTTAAAGCCCTTCGGGGCTTATCATGTATATTCAATTAAAAGCAAACGAGAGGATTTAACCATGGCTACTACACTGACTAAGAATTGGGTTAACGCTGAAAACAAACTATTTAAAGCTCGCGTTAAAGATGAGGTTGAGCAAATTAAGGTCGATGGCAAGTGGGTTAATCTCGAAATTAACGGTCATTACATTAAGACAAAGACACTACTTTGCACCAAGGTTGACCACAGCAATCCACTCAAGAAATCATTTACTGAAGGAAAGCGTTATCAGATTTCTATGCATGCTGGATTAGGTCGTAATGCTGGCTACATTTATGACAATGAAGGTGATGGCTGGCAACTTACTCGCGATGATGAGGTTGGCTATGATGTTGGTTATGGCATGTATAAATTTGAAGCTCAGTATAAGTAAATAGCACTTTTTGTTAATGACACTACCCGCTTCGGCGGGTATATTTATAGCCATCGATAACAACGAGAGAGAATAAGATGTTTGATTTTAACGAAGATAAGTTATCAGTAGAACAGGTAATGTCTGTAGCTGCAGCTGAGAATCTGCCACCTTTACGAGTTGCTATTAATGCAAATGGCTATCGCCAGAGCGCTTCATTCTGGAAAGCTCCTGTTGAGATTGATTCAACTGGTGATAAATATCCGGTCATTTCACTTGGAAATGATTGTGATGTCGTTGGTAAGTTATCAAGCAATATCGCACGCTCAGTTCAGTTCCCTGAGTCATCTGCTTATATGCATTTTCTTGGCTGCATATCAGCAGCAATGCTTGGTCGCTTCACTGTTGAATACCATGGAACTCAGCAGCCTACATCCCTGTACGTCGTGACCAGTCAGCCACCATCAACTGGTAAATCTGCTATTAACTCATTATCAATCGCGCCAATGATTGCAGAGACTGAACGACTGAATGAATTACGCAAGCGCGACCGTAAGAAGATTATGGCCAAATTGTCAGCGCTAGCCAAAGAGATGAAGCAGGAGAAGTCACCATCAGAGATGGCTGGATTATTCGAAGAGAAAGAGGAACTGGAGGAGAAGTTAGAAAAGCTGTGTGACATTGTTTTTCCGGTGTCCGATACCACGCCTGAAGGCCTTGCTCGAATCAACAGTCGACAGGGTAACTTTTCAGTAATCTCCGATGAAGCAACTAGCGTGAACTCACTGTTAGGCATGACATATGGTGACGGCTCAAAGAAAACTAACAGCGAGCTGGTACTTAAAGCATGGGATGCTGGCAACGTATCTATCGCGCGTGCGAATGCAGAGAACAACATGAGCTTCATTGCCATGGGTTGTATCTCGGTAATTGCGCAGGATGAAACAATCGTGGCCATCATGAATGCCGGCGCGCGTGGTATCGGTGTATCCGAACGTTTCTTGCTTGTGCGTGAAAAATCATTCCTTGGTGAGCGTGTGTTCGTCGATGATGATGGCGAGTCAACATATGAACCAATTGATGGAGCTCTGAAGGCTGATTACTTCCGTCTGGTACATGAAATTATGAATGAGCAAGATGTTAAGCTGACTGTCAGCAATTCGGCAATGAAGCATCTCAATCGCGCGCGGCAGGAAATGGAGCCTCACCTTGCAGATGGCGGCAAATATTCACATACAATGCTGCGCGGCGCTTTGGGTAAAATGGATAAGCAGGTAATTCGACTTGCAGCAGTTCTTCACACTATCCGTAACTGGTTTAACCCTAACGGCGGTAGTCCGCAGAAATCCAGAGAGATTGAACTGGAAACGATGCAGGAGGCTTTATTAATGTTTGAAGAGCTTAGTAAGACTTACTTGTCTTCCGCTAATGCTGCTGGTCACGCAGGTGATAATGCAGAGATGAATAAGCTAATTGATATCCTGATTAAGCAAGGCAAGAACAGCAAAGGAGTTGTAGGGTTGCGCTCACTTTATGAGGCTGCGCGTAAGGTTCGACCTTTTGAGGCTCAGACTGGCGTAATGGCTAAGATTAAAGACCATTTACTGCCGATGCTTGATGAGAAAAACTACACCTGCCTGATTGGTGATAAGGTTTACATTAATCCACGACTGCTGGGGTAATTTATGTTCATACTGGATGTGTTCAGGTTCTGCGAGAGTTACGAGCGATTCAACAGACAGCATTTGGCGGTATTCATTTACCGCCACAAGGACTGTGAACGCATGGCCAAATCCGCTAGAGTTACCACAAGGTACTTTGCATCATCTGCTTCAAAGGAGTTTTTAGCGAGGTGCATGACTGAAGGTTACATCGATGGGGTTAATGGTAATTACTGGAGTAAAGGTAGCACAAAGCGACCGTTCGGATTCAGCTTCAGATGCCTTAATGGTGAGAGTGATAAGTACACCAATGAGATGATGACGATAAAAGAAATGACAGACGACCAATTGTTCGCATAAAAGAAAGGAGCCATTAGGCTCCTTTTTTGTTTCCTGCAAATCTTAAAGCGAAGTAAGTTAGCAATCCAGAAACTAATCCGGCCAAGACCCCCCAAACCAAAGAGTCAAAACCAGAATTTTCAGTGCTATGAATCTCAATCTTTTCAGCCGTTATTGTGTTAGCTGAGAGACCAGTAGCAGCAGTCTTTTTCTGGCTTGATGAGTCTACATCTCTGTTTGTTGAGTTTCGCATATCGCTTTCTACAGAGCTAGATTTGTCTGTCTGATTTGATAGTCCAACCCCTGTCTTCTGGTTAGACTCACCAACCTGAGCTGTTGCCTCAACTCCGTCCTTTGTTGGTAACAAATCAGAAATGGCTGACATGGCAGAGCAACCAGTCAGTAAGGTAATTGCCAGAACTACAACTCCGAGACGCATAACTTAATCTCCGCGTTACGCCTGTTAACCAGGCCTTTGCTCACAACTTTCTTGCCACCAACGCTAATTTTATTCCACATTGATAGCGCCTCACATCCACCACGAATATCACCACGATTCATGCGCCTGATAACAGTTGAATTGCGCATTGCATTGGTTCCGACATTGAATGAAAAACTATACAGTGCCGCCCTGGTGCTTACCGGAACCTCCACCTTCAGAGCTTTATCTACGGCAGCTCGATGAATTGACAGATGCTTCATAAGAAGTGCGTCACATTCTCGCTGGGTGTAAACCTTACCACGAATAACGTCAGGACCAGTGATACCAGCACAAACAGTCCATACTCCAGCAATGTCCTTATAAGGCCTGTGCTCAACGCCTTCATGCTCATTCAGGAATGGAACAGCTAGCGCCATAGCACCAGCGACTGCTGAGCCTATAATCTTATTCTTAAAACTCATCACTTGCTCCTTATCCTCATTGCCTCGCGAATGTCGCCATCCTCAAGTGCTTTATGGAGCGCCTTACTGTCACGCCAGCGCAGCCATGCGCCAAAAATACCAAAGCATACGGCAATAACTAAGCCAATAATGCCGATGATTGTGTTGTCAGATAAACCGCCGCCCATAGCTACTCCGCTACCGGACAAAGCGGCTGCGTCATAGAAATGCTTCATGTTGCGGCCTCTTTAAGTTGATTTGGTTAAATAATACCAGACATTAACCTTTGACATAAACGAAAAAAGGCAGCCTTAAAGGCCGCCTGTTTGCAACATGATGTTTTATATGGCTTAGTCTGCGATAATGAATTCCACCAGTTCTCCATCAATGGGAGCGAAGATCCAAGTCATGTCATCGCCATAAATCTTGTAGTTACCATCACCCTGGTACTCACCACTGTATGGATTATTTACAGTAAAAGGCAGTGATTTAGATTTGTTGCTAACGCAGAATAATTTAGTCATTTTGATAATCTCTCAACGGTTTACGCAAATAAGCGTTTTTACATTAATCGGGAAGCAGTTGCCACCCACGGTCTTAATCATTACAAAAGTACAGCTAGGGTAATACTCAAGGATTGTAGACTTAACTTTCTGCGGTGGGCAATTTGAGAACAAAACTTCATCACCCACCTTAACCATATCAGCTTTAATTGTTTGCAGCATTAACGCTCCCCAAGTGCCGAAAGGATTGCATAAGCGATTTCACGTGCATTCTTAGCGGTAAGGTTAATGGTGTCGACTTTTACATCTTCTTCGCTAGATCCATAAGCCTGCGCAATCTTAAATGTCTTACCAAAGCCAACATCTTTAACTTCGATTTGTGCATCTGATTGTGTGAACTTAGCCATCTTTTTATCCTCTCGTTTGTTTCGATGGAGTAAATATACGCCATCTTTTGATTTCTGTTTTAGCAATTCGTGCTATTTACCGTGTCTTTCTGTGAAGCAATGATTTGACTCATAGAAGCTGACTGCTAGCGCCTTTGCCTCATCAAAACTATCAAATGTTCTATGAATCCTGTGATTGTCCTTTTGCAATTGAACTGTGTATTTACCCTTAGCTTTATTGTAAGAAACTCCTGTTTGTCCTGTTTTGTTATCTTTTCTCATCGCTGCGTTTTTGCAGTTTACCAGCCTATCTACACATCTTAAGTTTTCTATTCTGTTGTCGTGCTTTATTCCATTCAGGTGATCTATCTCCATACCTTTAGTTATCTCACCATTGTGCATTTCCCATATAACTCGGTGGGCAAAAGTCATTTTGTGACCAACCTTTGTTCTTACGTAGCCCCTTCTGTCAATATACCCAGCCACTGAATTTGTTGTCTTCCTGATTAGATTGCCTTTGTCGTATATGTAGTGTTTATTCCAATCTTCCACTATTTTCTCTCTTCAAGTGTTGGGGCCTAAGCCCCTGTTTTATTATTTAAACATTTCTGGTCTGCATGTGAATCGACCAATCTCGCCGTAATCTTTTGAGTAGATAATAACTGATGCCTGTCGGTATGAGCGGTAACCGCCGTTTGCGCTATAAGCATCTTTAGCACCCAGTTGCCCGTGAGACTCATCAATACCAAGGTTTCCTTCAGTAATTGTCTGGTGGTGATAGTGGCCGGAATGCGTGTAAACGTATTCAGCATTACCAAATGCTTTTCGATGATCTCTTGCAAGTGTTGAAAGTCGAGTGTCAGGCTTTCGTAGCTCATGCCCATGACAGTAACCAAGAAGTGTTTTTCCAAACTCAGTCACATGCAATGCGGCTGGAGATGCATCAACATTAACTCGGGGCTCATCCATGTAGAATGCTGCCATTGCTGCCCTCAACCAAATCATTCCGCTTAAATCGTGGTTGCCAGGGATAATCTGAACTTCAACCTCGGCGTGCTTATCAAGCATCTTGCTAATTGCTCGACGAGTAGACCTAACTGCAACGTAAACCAATTTATGATAGCGGCTATCCTGATCTAGCACGTGATGGCTAGTTGGTGTTACCGCCTCCATGCCGTCAGAATGAAGAAAATCACCGCCAATCAACAACACGGCTTTGCTTGAGTTCGGTGATTTCGCCACAGCGTAATCAAAGTAATCATTAAGAACTCGCTCAGCGATTTCTGTGCTATAGTTTTCACCGCATTCGGCATGGTGAGCCATAGCGCCAATGTGCATATCAAAAACAGGGTAAAGAGCAAGTGTATCTTCATAGCTTGATTCATTTAGCTTCTTCGGTTTCTCGCGAGGCAATTCATCAGTAAGCGCTTTGATTGCAGCCTCCATCATTTCTAGCTGCTTCTCTTTATCTTGATCGCTCTTAACCCATTGCTGCTTAATCTCTCCATCTTCACCAATAAGCGTTGAGACACCCTTCACTGCATAGCCAGTTGGAATGAGGTTACTCACATCACGACCATGACCCTCCCCAGCCTTAGCAAGCTTACCGCGACGCAGTTCTACGTTGCGAATATTCATACCGTACTTCTCTGCGATTGATTTGTTAGTCATACCGTTAGCCAGTTCTTCTTTAAGTTGTTCGTTCGTAATTTTAGCGATAGCCATTATTTAATTTCCTGTTAGCAGATTATGAAGTACATGATTATAAAGGTTAATGGCATAGCCATCAACGGTAGTAATGTTTTCATTGAGCAATTGACCAGTCAAGGTATTCCTTGTCAACTAGGTCTATCGATATAACATCACCAGTATCATCCTCTATGTATACTATGTAGTCGAAGTCGCTATCAACCTTCTTTACATCATAAACCTTGCCAATTGTCAGGAAAGTTAAGAAGAAGTCGTGAAGGCTTGTACCAAAAGTTACGTCGTTTAATTTTACTTTCATTGTTTTACTCTCTTATATCTCGTTTCGATGAACACACTATACGCCATCCATGGCGATGTGTTTTAACAAAAAGTGCTATTTCACTTCTTTTAGCCAATAATCAAGAAACTCAGTTTCAAGCGCTGCGATTGCCGGCGAATACTCACTAGGCATCATCATATTGCATCCGGGTGAATAGTACATAAGCTCAGCCTTACCAACTTCAATTTGGACCAGCACATCAAGGTAGTCGGGAGGAATCCAATCAGAGAAAGGAATCTTCCTGTATGGGACCTCACCAAAAAACACAACAGGATATTTACTCTCATCAAAATCAAGACCTGGTAAATTCATTTCTTCGCACCTTTCTTAAATATCTTCTTACCTTCCTCTCTATACATTGCAAGGCTTGGCGTTGCTGGAACTCTTACATACTTACGAGGTCGCTGATTCATATAACTAAACTTCCCATTGAAAACTACAGAGATGTCGTCGATATCAAAATACTTGCTTATCATCTTGATATCATCCTGTAATCCAGCCTCTCCGCAGTGCGCCCAGACCTCAGCCCTTCCGGTTTTTAGTATCATAATCCTAACGATTTCTTTAAAAGGTACATAGCCACAGCCCAATCCGTGGAGCATCTTTCTTTAACTGCTGATTTTGACATTACCTGTGCATCATTAAATGCTTTGAAATCAAAAATCTTCATTATTTAATCTCCGCATGTTTGCGCACCCAAGCTACACGGGCCGGATTGAGGTGTTTATTGGCGTCTACCTTATACGCTGACAAACAGCGATCGAAAGGATGCTCCCAGTTAAGACCGGCGTCTGTAAACTGCTGCTGCATCTCTTTGAGCAAAGCGTAGTCGTCATAATCTGAAAATTGCTCTAGTGAGTAACACAAGCCGCGGCTCCGATCGAACGGCCTGTTTTTTGTTGCGCCAGCGTCAAGCCATGCAGAATATGCTTTATAGAATGCTTTAAGTTTCTCAGTCACTATTGAATCTCCGCAAAAAGTTGAGGTGCATCTTCTTTAAACTCTTCAATATCACGTTGCATCATATCTTCCCAATCATTTAAATCTGCGTGCATGTAACCTTCCTCAAAGCTCATATCTAAACAGCTAGCCATTTTTAATGGGTCTTGATTAAATCCTTTATCAACAAGTTTCTTTGCAGCTAAACCCTGGAACAGTTCCCATTTAGTTTCAAAAGTTAATTTCATTACTCAAACCTCAATTAAAAAAGATACGTGATTACCATTTTCATCAACACAACCATAGTAGCCATCACCTTCATTTGATAGCTGCCAGATATACCCAGCGTTTGATTTTATGCACGCGAAGTTTTCAAACTTTGCGATAACTTCATAATCTTCCAATAAGGTGAAGTGGCTTGTCTTATCTTTAACACAGATTGCAGTTTTCATTATTATTTCCTTTGTTGATTACTTCGTTTCGATGAAGTGATAATACAACATCCTTGGTTTTCGTCTTTAGCAATTCGTGCTATTTGAAAGATAATCCTCAATTGCCAACTTAAACATTTCGAACCCATAGCAGATTGCCGCGTAACCTCCTGTTTCTGATACCTTTTCAAGAAACTCCTTTTGCTCATTTGAAACCTTGCTATCTGATTTTATTGCTCGCTTAAGCTCTATTGCGGCAAAGCCATTAGGCCCAATCAGAAGGATATCTGACACGCCTTTGATAACCCCCTCTTGCTTATCCTTCATAGCAGTACCAATAGACTTCAACCCCTCATTCTTCACGTGCCATGCGAATATCTCTGGGTGATTATGGCGAACCCATGCGATTGAATTGGTTTGGTGAATGCACTCTTTACTTTTATCTTCTGACTTCTTATCTAAGAATATTTTAACGCTCATTTTCTGCTCCGTGGTTTTCATGGTACCCGATTTCTTTTTCTAAAGACTTCCTGGCTAACACTGCTGACTTCAAATCCACAAAGTAACCTATGTGCTTCTCCTTGCCGTTTATGTTTATGTAAGCTCTGAATTTCTGCTCTCTCTTGTTCCAGCTAACACCTGTAACCCCTGAAGTGTTGTCATTCCTTTTGCTTTGATTTTTTAAATTATCCTGCTTAGATACTAACCTTAGATTTTCAATCCTATTGTCATCTCTTATGTGGTTTATATGGTCTATCTCCATTCCTTTAGGGATTTTGCCATTATAAATCTCCCATATTATCCTATGTGCAAGAAATGGTTTTTTATTTAAAATTATCTGAATGTATCCGATGTTTTTGGTTCCAGCCTCTTTGCCTGCATAGTTTCCATTCCATTGGGGCCTAACATCACCCCTCCATTTCCAAAACAACTTAAAATCATCACTTAATGAAAAATAATCCAACCAATCAAAATTGCTTATTACTAATGACATCTTCACCCTTCCCGTTTTTACGATGAGTTAGTTTAGTTGGCGCTTTAATGAGATGCTTCATTTCAAGGATCTTTCTTGCGTTACGGCATGCTAACAAGAATCTACGCTCATTGTTTACCAAAACGTGCGGTAGTATAGCCTTTTGCTGATAAATTGTTCTAGCTATCTTGTGCGTTGATTCTGGGAAGAACACCTCACGAGCCTTGAACCTTTCGCCTGAATCATCAATCAGCGTGTAAGTGTAAATCAATCCTGATTGGTTCTTTGTCAATCCAACATCAAATTCAACAACATCGTAGTAGTCATTTTTTGTATAGTGACGACCCGTTAGCTTCAGGTTTGGGTCTATAAGTGTACAATCACAACCTCTACATATTTTTGCAGCAACATCATTCTGTACTCCACATCCCTTAACCAATACTTTTCCGGTTCTTGTGTCCTTTTGATCATCGCATGTACGGCTTACCCAGAAGTAAGAGCATCTCTCACCACTCTCATCAACATGCATGCAGCGTCGAGCAAAGAAGCTGTTCTCTGTTCCGCATACTGGACACTGCTTAGTCTCCTTGCCATTACTCTTTCGTAGCTGATATTGAGCCTGCTCAAGAATTGGATTGAAGTACAATGATGCCATGGAGTCCATCGTTCCTGCGAAGTCCAGAACAAGGTGATCATTCTTAATCATCCCCTTATCTTCATGGAGCTTCTTAAGCTTACGCATTCCGCGACCAAGTAGCTGAACCAGGAGTGTAAGGCTGCCAATCTTACGCAATATAACGCTAGTATCCCAAGTTGGAACGTTAACGCCGGTGGTGAGAGCCTGAACCTGGAAGCAATATTTAATCTCTCCAGTGAAGCACTTATCCAGCAACTCCTTGCGCTGCTTCTCTCCTGTTTTTCCAGTAATTATACAGTAAGTCTCACCTTCAGGTAGGTAGCTTGCAGCCTCCTTGCAGTGTCGCTCTCCCGCGCAAGTTACAAGAACTCCATTCCGATCTTTTGCTGCCAACCACACCTTCTTCATAATCTCAGCTGTCATTGTGCCTGACTGCTGAATCTTCTTCTCCATTGCCTCTAGCTGAGATTTCGTGAAGTCCTGAACACCATCATCTGCTGAAGTGTCAAACTCAGAGAGATCATAGCCAACACCATAAGTAGACCCAAAATTCGTAGGAACAACAGAGCCAAACTCAACCAGATAGTTGGTATCAATATTAGTCGCCGTTTCACGCCAGAACCCAAGCTCCTTAAGGTTCTCCACAACAATTGGTGTTGTTCCGCGGAAAGGAGAGCCAGTCAGGCCAAATATCCTAAGTTCACGCCCATACTTAGCGCGGCAGCGTTCCATTAAAGTAAGGATGATAACGGTGTATTGGCTGCGCCCTCTATCTGACGCCTGCTGCGCAGTTTCGTTGTTATCAATTGCCTCTGCGATATCCTGATCATCAATATGGTGGCACTCATCAATAGCAACTACCGCAGGGAAAAAATCGCCAAGTGACTTCTTAAGCCCACCAACTACCGTACCCTCAGAACCAACAACTACAGGAAAGTAGGATGATTTAATACCCAAACCTGAACAATATATAGAGTTAGGCACTCCATAATCAGAGATCTCAGAAGCATTCTGGCTAACGAGTTCAGCCTGGCGAGCAAGGAGAAGCATAGGTAAGCCAAGCTCAGAACAACGTTTAGCTACCATAGCAAATACAAGAGTCTTACCAGCCGACACTGAAGCCATTGCGATGAAAGGGTGTTTGTATTTGCCAATACGCTTAGCAATCTCATCATACATTACACACTGGTAGCTGTATGGAATCATGCCATTGGATGATGTAAATTTTTCCTGAATCTCTTTAATCTTATTTTCGCCTAGTTCTTCAATCTGTTTTTGTATTGATTTCAATCGCATAGTCATGTTCTCAAATGCCTTTCATGTTCGTTCGATTGACGTTATAATAACAGCCATCAAAACCAATGTTTAACAAAAAGTGCTATCGAGGTGATAAAAGTGACTGAAATTGATAAGCGTACTCTTAACGGTAATAATGGAACCATCCGAACAGAAGATAAGAAACCACGTAAACGGCCTTCAGGTTACTATGTGTTAAAGGATGAAGTAAAGGCTGGGCTGAGGGCAAGACTTGAGATTGTTTTAGACTTCTACGGCAGCAAGGCGAATATGGCGAAGCAATTAAAGGTTACTCGCCAGGCTGTTGAGGAATGGTTTAATCGCGGCATGATGTCGGCACGTGGCGCCCAGCTTGCTCACAATCGATACAAGCGAACTGGCGAAGGCTTCCGCGCTACATTTTGTCGACCAGACTTGCAGTTTGACGGTAACGGCAAGCCGCTAACTCTGCGTTGCAAAAAGCGCCACATGCTACGCGTGGTCACTGATGCAGAATTAGCCACCAAGCCCGAGTGTCGCTCGTGGCGCAAAATTAAAGCAGCTAATGAAGCAGCACGAAAAGCTAAAGAGTAACAATTAAGGTTGTGCCATAATCGGTGCAACCTTTTTTATTGGATTAAATAGAATGAACTACGACAAGAAAGAAGTAATGGCAAGAATGAAAGGATTATGGCCGGATGCTTTAGTTAAGTTATGCGGCGTCAATCCTTCAGTATTTAAAACTAAACGCCATCAACCTTGCATATACTGTGGCGGCACTGACAGGTGGCGCTGGACTGACAAGGTTAGTGAGCATGGGGATGGCGGGGCAATTTGCAACCAATGCGGGGCTGGCGACGGCATAATTTGGATACAGAAACTACGAGGGGAGTCTTTTAGCGAGGCGGTAAATACTGTTGGTGAGTGGCTAAACCTGGTTCCAGTTGAGGTGATCAACAAGGCTAACAAGTCAGCAAGCAGAGTTCAGCGGTACAAAAATGGCGCTCAATCATCTCCTGATAGGATTAATTTGGTAATGAGTAAAACTGAGCTCGTATATGATAGTCCAATACTTAGATTTGAGGGCTTGCACACATATGATGGAATGAGAGTTGGCAGAAATGATATTGGAGAGGTAATTCACGCTGAGCCTTGCTTTATGGTGTATGAGGACGGTTTATCAGATGAGCCTTGTAATGTAAAGTTTATCAATGAAGAGGGTGATGAATCATATCTTGCAAAAGATTATACTCGTGGCTCAGTTATTCCGGTCAGTGAATGTAGTGATGGGGCAATCTATCTTACGGTGGGTTGGGTTAACGCATTACACGTATCGGCATGCACAAAAAGGACGACATACGACTGCCTCACTCATCACAACTTAGAGATGGTGGCTTATGAACTTAGAGGTAAGGAGTGCAGAATAGCTTGTCTTGCTGATGATAAAGAGTCGCTTTATGTTGCTGACGATAGGGGGCTGAAGGTGGTGATTCCAAATGGTGGAAACTTCAAAATGGGGCTTGAGCGAAAGCTATATAGCCCACAAGATCTGATAGATAAGCATTCATAACAATAACCCTCTTCGGAGGGTTTTTTATTACAACTAATCTGATACAATAGGTTTCATCTATCAAATAGGAGAAATAAAATGGCAATTTATGACGCAGGAACAGCATCGCTTGCGGCTGACGGAACTGTAACTGGTGTTGGTACTACCTGGAGGCAGCCGTTAACTCTAATTCGAGTTGGTGCGACGATGATTTTCAACACCACGCCAGCAAGCATTGTAACTATTGCTGAAATTATCAGCGATACAGAAATTAGAGTTTTTAACGATAAGGGCTTTACCGCGCCAGCAGGAACCCAGTACTCAATTCTTGCTCATGACGGAATTACTGTTCAGGGATTGGCTCAGGATGTTGCAGAGACACTTAGATATTACCAGTCTAATAACTATGTAACCGCAGATGAAAATGGAAACGTTGAAATTCAGAATGGAGGTACAGGTGCAAGTAGTGCACCAGATGCACGAGCTAACTTAGGTTTAGGTTCGGCAGCTACATTTGATACCGTTCCTGTAGCTAACGGCGGCACAGGTGCTAACAACGCATCTGACGCGCGCGATAACCTTGGGTTAGGTCCATTATCTACATCTAATGTGGCACCAATAGAGAACGGCGGGACTGGAGTAACAACTCGAGAGGAGCTATGGCCTATCGTTCGACCTTTCGACGTGTACGGTAACGTTGGACGCCGAATGGGTTTACCGGACGGTATCACACGAAACCACATCACTATGTGGAACTCGGCAGACACGCCGTCGGCAGGTTTCATGAACTATTTAGAAGGCGGATGGTTCAACGGTGCATGGCGTATCGGTGGGATACGTGGCGGTGGACAGGATCTGGCAGCATGCCAACTGACAGTTGACAGCGGTCAAGGTATGAATTATGACTATGTGTTCAACAATAACGGTACAGCGAGCGCTGCAAACTGGGTCAGCACATCTGACCGACGCGTAAAAAAAGACATCGTTGAAATAGCAGACCCGCTAACTAAGATGCGCTCGATTCGAGGCGTATCATGGACTATGCGCTTCAAAAATAACCCCCTTAAAGGTTTCGGCTTTGTGGCACAGGAAGTGCAAAAGTATTTTCCTGATGCCGTTAGTGTGGTAAACAAAAACCCCATGACACTTGAAGACGATACAGTTGTTGAGGGTGTCATGAGCGTTGACACATCTGGAGTGTCCGCTGCACTACATCACGAAGCCATACTGACACTGATGGATAAAATTGAAGTTCTTGAGTCACGAATATCTTCTCTTGAGGCTGGAGGGAAATAATTAGCCACTTCATGATGCCATAAATTAAGTAACGCAAAATCACTTAATGAAGTTATCATGAATATAGTAACGCATCCAATTTAGATTAATTATCACAAAAAAAAGGCCCCGAAAGGGGCCTTATCTTTCGAATATCAGAACGGAATATCCTCTTCGTCATTGAATCGACTTTGCTGCTGAGGTTGCTGGCGTTGCTGCTGCTGTGGTTGTTGCTGGTATTGCTGCTGTGGTGCCGATTCACCACCTCGCTGGCTAAACATCAACCGAGGATTCTGCAACTCAAGCGTGATATAAGTCTTGCCGTTATGTTCTCGCTCATTAATAGCCAATGAATCACCGCTCACAGAGATAACCTTTCCTTCCTGGAAGGCTTCATCATACCAGCTAACCTGAGCCTCGCTTGCAAAAAATGTTACTGAGTAATTTGTGTATTTCCTTTCACCTTCTTTATTTTTATATGACTCTGAAAGTTCAACCTTATACATCTTCCACTGGCCTTTACTGTTTTCCCCAGTCTTTGTGAAAGGCGTTTTGCGGATATTTCCAGTTAAAGTATGCATTTTATATTCTCTTCTCGTTTGATTGTGGGGCCGAAGCCCCGTTTAATTTAGAACTGCTCTATTGATTGTGATTCTACAGCTTCACTCGGTGCATTTGCAACAACTTTAGTTACTTCTTTTGGTTTTGCTGGGTTAAAGCCACTTGCAGAAGCCATCTTAATCTCTGCTTGCTTTTCGATAATCGCCTTCTCTACGATACACCACGTTGCGGCATCAGCTTGTGATTTACAAGCCTTGTAAACCTCTACAAGTTCATCGCGAGTCTCTGCTTTCTCTACTTCGCGCTTCCAGTCTTTGACGCTCTTGACTGCAAGATTGCCGTCATCATCAGCCTGACTAAGACCGAGAGCTGCCGTAATAGCGTATCGCCTAGCATAAGTTAATGATGAGCCAGTTCCCTGACAATCATTTTTAGCTAACGGTACAATTGTCAGGAAAGAAACCCATTCAGCAGACTCAGCATGATAAATCTTAGTCTCAACCTTAATCTGATTCGAGACTTCTGACTCAAGCATACTCTGGAACATTACCAGTCCACTATCTTCAAGCCCTGGCTCTACAGCCGCTAGAACGTCATCAAGTGTTGCGTATTTGTTTTTAAGGTGCGAGTTCTGCTTGGACTTTTCAGCCTTGGCAAACTTGCTCTTAGCTTCAAATAGAGCCTTTAAAACGTTTGTGTTTTTGTCGCTGGTATTCATACTTTTCCTCTCGTTGTCGATGAGGTAACTATACCTCACCGATTTAATGTTGTTTTAGCTATTAGTGCTGTTTTCGTATTTTGACATGTAGTATGAAGGAACCTGTAGCTCCATAGAGTCCTCAATCATGTTGTAGCCAGGCCAGCGGTCGTACTTCTTGCACTGCTTGTATGTCGCCAGGGCTTCCATGTATTGACGCCGACCTAAGGCAATATGTGCATCTGATAGCGTGTAGCACATTGGTAAGTAGGGAGCCTTTTTTTCTTGAGCTAAAAGCCGAACTAAAACTTTACGTTTTTCGTTGAAAGCACGAACAAACAAATCTCTTTGCAAAGCCATTTTTAGCAGGTAACCATAATTGGCAGCTAGCCTACCAAACCCTTCAGGAGATGCGTCTGATGTCGTTTTAAAATCTGTAATTATGACCGTATCACCAACAACATCAACGTGGTCCAGCCTAACCTTAACTCCGCACTCATTAATCTCTCCGAAGATTGATAGTTCCCTCTGAGCGGTTTCGCTGTTAACTATAGCGTTGTAAGCGGGAATGCCACACAACACCTCTCGCATCGCTTGTACGGTGTCAAAGTCCTTAGCTGATACAATCTCGCGGCCTTCGGCTTTAATCTCGCTAGATCGCTGGATATCCCACCATACGTTGAGTGATTCACCAGTCAGCGTCAGCATCTCCATCAATTCAGGGTAATCCTTGCCAGAAGTTCCCGTGATTCCCATCGCCTTAAGTCTTGCGGCTAATGCAGTCTTGCTTGTGATAAGGTCTTCAAACTCTTCCTGTGCTGGCTGTCGGTAATAAGTAGAATCGAATATGTCACTTTCCAAAATCATTGTATGTGCTGCGCTACCAAATGAAAGCGCCCTGCTTTTCTCACTCTCCTGAAATCTAAATGCAGCAGGGCATGTTGAAAATATCTTAGCAAGACCGCTACCCGATACGTGATCAACTTCTGAATGATAAGCATCATTTGTTAGCTCATCTCTCGTAAAGACCTTGAATTTCATTTTTCCCACCATGCTCTAATGTGAACTTGTTTTTCTTGTTGAACTCTAAGCGAACCTTTATGGCCTCCTCCCTTGTATCGAACCTTCCTAGATTTACTGTCTTACCATTTAATCCGGCCCTTGCTATCCACTTGCTTCTATTTTTATCCCAACAAACACCACAAAAACCAGAAGTGTTATCATCCCTCATTTTTGAATTTCTATTGTTAACTGACTGAGTTACCACTCTAAGGTTTGATATCTTATTATCATCTCTAAATCCATTAACGTGGTCTATTTGATGCCCTTCTGGTATCTTTGATTTCAAAATCTCCCAAATAGCCCTATGAGCCATGTACTTCACATTGTCAATTGTTATGTATATGTATCCTCTCTTCTCATTCTTAACGCCCGCCCTTTTATTTGCAAACCTTGAATTCCACATTTTACATGTCCTTGATGATGGGAAATCTGATTCTGGTCTATTCTTCCATATCAGATAACCATCTTCATGGTATGTGAAGTATCTACTCCAATCCATGACTTACTCCTTAACCTTAATCACCTTAACAATCCCACCCAACTCTTCATCGTTAATGCTACCCCACTCCATAGCCTCAGCTTTCGTATCGAACCGCTTAGCATCAGCTTTGTGGTCGCAGTAACCTGAACCATCCTCGCAGTAGTAGACCGTGCCGAAAATCGGATTGTTTCGCTCTTGAATAATGAAGTATGCCATTTCTCTATCTCTCTTTGTTTGTGTGATTTAACTATGCCATCCGTGGCTAAGTTTATCCAATTGGTTTTGCCTATTGTTTTTCTTTGTATCCTACAGCTTCAAGCAGAAAGTTGGTTAGATGCGGGTTGCTTTCTAACGACCTCAAAGCAAGCTTGATGTTTCCTGACTCCCAAAGCATCTTAAATGTACTAACAACCATTGCATTTCTGATGTTCGAATCTTCCACATTGACCCCATCAAGGAACCTTTTGTTTTTGACAGCTTTGGCTTGAACCTCAAGAATCCCATGAATAAGCGCATCATGCTTTTTCTTAAGGTCTACAATTAAATCATAAACAACCTCACGAACGACCTTACTACTGCGCATTCCCATGATTACCATCTGCTTGTAGCTGAGCTCGTAAACCAAAATTTCTGAACGAGCGTTGCTACCTTTTCTATCTACCATTTTTTGGTAGATAGACGGACCCGCGCCAATACTGATTTGCTTTGAAAATTCATCTTCAATTTGTTTGATGAACTGGTTGTGCCTCAACCCATCCTCTCCATTTTCCTTTCGAACCTTATTGATTACTGTGTTAAGAAATTCGTGAGAGTCCATAGTGAACTCGCCAATCTCTCCGACTTTATTGATGTTATCTAAGTTTAAAATACTCATTTTATATCCCTTCAATTAGTTGTATTGTTTAATGTTTTTTGATTCTTCAATTGCTTCGCAAGTCTCAATGAATCGATATGAGTCCTCAATGACTCCAATCATAGAGGTCTGTTCTTCAAGATAAACGTCGATAACAGTTATAGTGAAATCGTCAGCATTGATCTTAGCCAATTCAATCAAGCTATTAACTAGATTATTGGATTGCTCAAACTCACCCTTAACACTCTTTACAGTCGCAAGAACAAATCTGTAGCTTTCATCGTTGAAGTCTAGTGATTTTATGTATTCACTTGTCTTCGTCATTGATTCAATTCGGCTATTTTTCATCATGTAGCTTTTTGCTTTCTCTGTGTTCATTGTTTTATATCTCATTTTTAGCAGCACCATTGCTGCCGATGAGTGCACTATACCCAATCAGTATGTATCCGTTTTGATTATTCGTGCTATTTTGTATATCGGTGTAAACCTCACCTAAATACGTTTTGATGCTCCGTGCGCCGCATGGATGCTGAGTGTAACTCTTGTAACCAATGTATCCACCAATTTTGCACCCTATCTATATCTATATGCATTTCCTCCTTAACAGGAAATCAAACATAGTCTTTTAGAAAAACATACCAACATAGCAATAGAGAGTAGTTACACTATATACAAACAAATATAGTAATAATAATAATTACTCTAAACCCTTATTATATAAGGATTTTATAGTGTAACTAATGCGTATCTGTGCGTAAAAAGCGTATACAATTTTCTGCGGATGAGATTGTATACATCGAGTTACATCGGTTACGCGTATATCAAATAGCACGATTTGCTAAAGACTCCCGCATCAGCCTTTGCTATAGTTACTCCATCGAAACGAAACATACTCACTAAGGAATACAAAATGACTAACTTCGCAACCAACGTAATGGCCTTCACCTTCGGCGTAGCAACTACTGGTTTCTTCGTGTGGGTACTGCTGCTGGCTTCAAAATTTAACGGTTTCTAAGGTGAATAAGATGAAAAAATTAATCGTTATCGCAGCAATGATGTTAGGTGGGTGCTCTACGATGCCAGAACGCACTTGTACGGCGACTTATGAGTCAGGCGGAATGAGTTACTCGGTTTATGTTTTTGGCACGCAGAAGCGCGGTGATGAGCTTTTACTTAGGGCTGGATATCCATTCTCGTTCCAGTATGTCTCTGAGCGGAATTTTAAAGACCACGATTGCGGTGGTTGATAAAGAAAAAGCCCCGAAAGGGGCTTTAGTCGTTTGTGAATTTTGGTTTGATTACTTCACCATTTGATCCATTCCTTAATTCATAAATCATGTCAAATTCAGAGTTTGTATAAGCATCAACAGTAATCCAATCCTCTGGAAAAAACTCACCAAATGAACCAGTATACTTGTCATCATCATAGTCACCGATAAACTTACTATAAAAAACCCTTAAATCAGTTCTTGAAAAGTCATAATCATCATCACCTAAATCAGACCATGAAATATTGAAGCCCTCTCTCAAGAATGGATCATCTTTAGGCTCCATGACGCCACCTTCATTTAAAACATAATAACCATCAGAACCATCCTCTGGATTGTACCAATCAAAGTTTCTATAAAGCCTGTATCCATTTAGGATATTAGATAGAATTGAACTAAACTCAGAAAGCCCATACCATGAACCGGAAATCTCATCATAACCATACTCAAGATCCCCAATGTCTACATCAAAGTAAAATGGTCCATGATCAACACCACCAACACTCGCCCAAACCAAAGTTTTTTTAATGCTCATAATTTCCCCTTAATCGTAGTTTGATGTATTAATTGCCACAGCAGTAACTCCAGTGTTTATTGAACCAGTCTGAGAGCCAGGTACAGTATTGTATCCAGCCGCCCTTATTCTTGTTCTCGAACCGTTGTAGTTAGCTGTTGTGTATAGGTCAATTGTATACCTCTGAGGTATACCTCCAACAATTTGCTCAGATATTATCGCTCCTAACCTCCTCGGTGATACAGCCCATGATCCAGATAATAATGAGCCGGTATCTATGTTTATACCTCCCCCAGCTTGCCCTGGTGTTCCAACCGTTCTTAAATCTGAAAGCACCTTCGTTTCGTTAGTTAGTATTAACTTGCCAGCAGCATCCCATATTGCCATGCCCCAATCAGGTAATGTTTGCGTGAATATCCCGAAAATATATACTGTTGCAGTAAAATTTTCTCCGCTTGAGTTTTGCGCTGTGAAGTAAACATTTCCAGAGTTTGGTCCACTTGTGAATCTGTAAGCAGCAATTCCCGTACCTGTGTTTGTCTCTGTCGTCTTTGCGAAAACCATGCAAGGTATATCATTTGGAACTGGTATGTAAACTGAACCTGTCATACCACCACTACCAGAATGGGTTGTTTTTTTGTATAAAGCAAAAGGTGTTGAGTTTGGGGTTATGAATGGATTTCCATTAACATCAATCATTGCACCATAAGACATTATTGATTCTCCAGATAAATTACAAGGTAGCACTCTTCTGCTGGATAAACTCCATCTCCAGGCGTTGTTGTTGCTGATATCGTTATAGCGTTTCCACTTGCGGTTATCTTTCTGGCTGCCTCATTTCCACCAACACTCAAGCTGACTGTGTAACCTAACTTTGTTCCAGACGGTATTGTGTATGAGTAACTCCCTGAAGTTTGACCAGTCTCAAGCTTAACAACCGCAACAACCGTGACTGGCTTAATCCCATAGTTATTGTAATTACCATTTGCATCATATGTAGCAATCCCATATGCAGCCATAAATTCCTCCTATTGATAAGGGCAATTCCATTTGCCCATTCTATCAGTTAGTAAACTCCAGTCAAACGGCCAATCTGAACACGAAGCCTTCCGTTAGCGTCAGCAACAGATATTGTCTCATTTGTTTGCTTCATTCTACCCTCTCCAGCCGTAGAGCCGTTATTTTCGAACGTTCCACCCTTGTCAAGTCTCCATCCGACAGAGCCAAATACGTAGTTGTTAGACTGAATTGCACCACCAATCTTCGCGTTAGTGATTGAACCGTCCTGAATAACCGCGCTTTGTATGAATACCTGGTTATTCTCGACAACGAAAGGCAGCGACCACTGACCGGAACCAGAACTAATGCCGTTACTGATTGCAAACCTGTTAGCATCGAAAATGAACTGACTACGAACATTTCCACCACTACCGGTTAACTCCATGCTCATGCCAGCACCGTACTCAACTCCATTGTACTTAAGGCCTAGCTTAACGCCGTACTGAACACCAACGCCTTCAACTGTAGCGTAAGAGTCGAGCTTCTGATTCAAAGCCGCCTCGTTATCACCAAGCCTTGCGCTGAGAGCCGTATCAGCAGTAGCCCTCGCTTCCGTCTCGGTTGCTAGCGCTGTTTCGATAGTTGTAATCTGACCAACAATCTCATCATCAATTTGCGCCTTAAGCTGCGTAAGAGCCTCTACACGAGCCTCAGTTTCGTTGGCTATTAGATTAACAGCCTGACGATACTCAGCCTTCCTGGCTCCATTTTCACGCCTCATAACACGAACATCAGTATCGTTTGCCAATGCGTTCTCAATTATTGCCTCGGCCTGGTTCTGAATGTCAGCATTTGCATCTATCGCGTTCTGGAGTAGATACTTGTATCCATCTGAGTTTTCAATATCAACCTTAATTTCTCCAATGATTGCACTCACGTCATCCGAAGCCATACCCCTGACAAAATCAGTCCATTGCGATACGTTACCAATCCTGTCGATCGTTCTTCCCCTATACCAGATCACCTTTCCTGCCGGGAGCGTCGTGTGCCAATACTCAAACTGAGGGTAAGGAACGAGAGTTAACAATGAGGCATTCTCAGGGGTGTATGTCCCATCGCCATTATCAGCAACTTGCTGCAATTCCACATAAGCAGTATCACCACTATTATTGCCAAAACCCCACTTAACACGGATGCCAAATACTTCATCATCTGAAGCCGTGATGACCTGCAATGGCTCAGGCTCACCAACCTTACCAGTCAAGCTAACTGTTGTAATTTCAGACCATGCCGATACTGATTTTTGGTCAGTTACAGCACGAACCCTGACGTCGTAAATGCCAGCGTAGATGCCTTCAATATCAACCTCAGTGTTAGCCGTCTCCGGTACATTAATCCAGTTTCCGTTATTCTTACGCCATTGCACGTTGTATGTTTTCGCATACTGCACCTTGTCGTAACCGATAACCATCGTCTCAACGCTCATGCCCTGAACTACTTTGCTGTAACTAGTAACCGTAATGTTCTTCGGTGGTAAAATCCTGTCAGGGTCAACTATGCTTGTTGGCCTGTCGTCGATGTTTACTCCGTAGTCAATCTCATCGTACTTGTTAGGGTCATACTGAACAGCCGTGATGCTGTACTGGAATGAATCCTCTCCGTCCGTGTTGGCTTTTTGAATCCCGGTCACAACATATTGCTGTAAAGCAAGATTCTGCTTGTCGATTGCAAATACCGTATCTGGCTGCGGCGTGAAGCTGAATGCTGTATTCAGCTCAAGCGTCAACTTATCGGCAGATACTGAAGCGATAGTCCTGTACTCCGGGCTTCCATCTGGCTTGTTGATTAAGATTCTGTCGCCAGGGTCAGCATCAATAGCGAACGGAACAAAAACCTGCAAACCAGTAGCCTCCACGATTCGACCAGAAAGGTTTAACGTGTAATTGCTTGACCAAGCTTGGTCATTAACAGCAATGACATCACCAATCATAGGAATCATACCTTCGAGTCCGGTGGTGAATGTTATTGTTTCGCTACGCAAGTTCGTTTTAAGGAGCCAACGACCACGACGGTTAGCCTCGCTACGCCTTACGCATCCAATTGCAGTCAGGTCTACAGGGTTATACCCAAACCTGCGAGTTGCCTCAAGGTCAAACACTGGCTCTACGTCTTGCTGGTAGTTGTTCTCTACATCATCAAACTGAACGTTGGCAGTCGTGTACAAACTCTTATCACTAGCAAACGTGCGGTTGAATAAACCATCGACTACGTTATCATTTGTGAATACGTAACTTGGTTGGCGCGGCCTGTCAACTACAATCCCAATTTGCTCACCATCATAGAAGGTTAATCCACGGAAAATGGAACAGATGTCACGAATAATCTGATACGCTTCCACTTTCTGCTGAATGACAACGTTACAAGTATATCGCGGCTCCATTCCACCCTTACCATCCGGGACCATCTGGTCGCAGAATTGCGCAGCTTCATACAGACCCCACTTATCAATCTCAACTCCAAGCTCTCGCTGGTCAAGCCCATACCTCTGACTGACTACCAGGTCATATAAAACCCACGCCGGGTTATCTGACCATGCCATCTTGAAAGTTCCATCCCAAGTTCCGCTATAAGTCCGCGTTGCTGGGGTGTAGTTTGTTGGGACTCTAATTATCTTCCACCTTTTCTTGATTGCGATAGGCGGCAACCCGTTAGGAAAAAGGTCTGAACTGAACTCTACATAAACAAGCGCTGTAAGTGGATAACGGAATTTGGCGTCAATTACTTCCTGATAGGTCGTAATCTGCATTCCGTTTACCAGAGTGCTGCTTGTTGAGTCTGGCGTTAACTTCCTAATACGAACAAGAGCGCTGCTAAACTCGGCTGGTAAGTTAACCCTGATACTGCGGTCGTAACCTGTTGTAGTTTTACCGTTAGCCACGCCTCTGGTATATTCAGTGTACGCTGAGCCATTAACTGATAAATCGATTGCATATTCACATGTTGTGCCATTTAAATCTCCATTCTCTTCTTGCTTAACGAGTCTAGGCCAGAACAGCTTGACGCGAATTGCTGATAGCTGACTGTTGTTTACTGCTATGATGTAAGGTGTATCGTTGTTAATCTCGCGGCTAACCTGAATCTCTGATGCTGCACCATCTAGTCCGGCGATATAGTCTTGAGACTGAGTGCCAGGGCGAAATTCTGCGGTCACTCCTTCGTAGTTGAATGAGTTATCCTGGTTTTGCACGGGAACGTCAGCAAGGTAAAGGTCTTTAAGTGAAAAGCTTGAGTCAACCTCGCCATCAGCAACGGCCAGTAGCACCTTAATCTTGTTGAGTGAAATCAGGTTATCTTCTTGCTCTACAGGTGTGTGCTGCTTTTGGCTACCACCCTTGCTTCCATAAATCTTTGGCAAATCGGCCATATCATATAACCTCGTTGTTTGTTTAACCATTTGTGCCATTCTACACTAAATAAAAAACCCGCACTAGGCGGGTTGTGATTTTAAGCAATATCTTCAGCGTACGAGCCTGCACTAAATACAGCGCCACCAACCGTTCGATATCCATATGGTAGGCATACTGGATTTCCAGCCGCAATGGTGTTTACTGCTGATCCAAATGCGTATGATGCTCTGTTGCTTGTCTGTGATGCCTGGTCATTCAATCCAGTCGCTTGTGGTGCCAATAACTGAGCTACACCACCAGCAAGAAGGCCTACAGCCACTGGCAAAAGAACAGGAAAGAAGTAAGACGCCACCAGAAGTACACCGCCAAGGATTGTCTGGAATAAGCCGCCAGATTTTCGACCTTGAGGTATTGGCATAATCCTGATTTCACGAACAGTCTCAAGGTCATTAATCTTGTGCTCGTTGACATTTTTCCCGTCAACGAATACAGCAAACCTTGTGTTCTGGCCCACATGGCTACGCATGAATTCTTTAAATTCAGGAATGTTTACAGAAAGAGCTCGCATTGCTTCTGGGACTGTTTTCACGCAAAGCTTATGTAGCTTTCCAAACTTCCTGCCCAAACCTAATCCCAACTTAACATCAATCACGTTCTGGGTCATAACCCGCATCCTCCGGTAAATCTTTATGCCTTACGATTCGCACTGTCCGCTCACGATAGTAGTCGCCGTACAAATCAACCTTACTCATCTTACCATATAAATGGTGTAGGATTTTATTATCACCAATATAGATGGCAGCGTGGTTTGTCTTCTCGCTTTGAATCTGCATCATAATCATCGATCCAATTGGGATGTTATTACCGCGAACTAACTCGAACCCCTCTAACTCCCAATTGTCATCGTAGATATTGTCAGGGTATTCGTTCGTCCACCACTGATAATCAACGCGGTAGTCATTTAGTTTAACGCCGTGTAGCTTGTGAAATTCCATAACCAAATTCCAACAGTCGAAGCTGCCAAGACCCCATGGGCGACCAGCAAGCGGCATTTTTTCTGGCTGAATAATCCGTAAGTCCCCTTCAGGTATAGAAACAATAACATAAGGCAGCTCGCACTCATTGCAGCTGCAAATATCAGCTGCGCTTGGCCTAGTAGTAGCACCATCACCAGTATGTGAATGTACAACATAAACAACGTTTTCATTATCTGAAATCTCCATGAATTCTGATGGGTCAAGAATGAATGATTGCTCTGGTGTTTTGGATACGTTGGTAATCCTGTGATACTTCTGAGCCATTCCCTTTTGAGTCACAACCCCGCAAGATTCTTGCGGGTAAACCTCGTTGGCATGTCGAAATATTTCGATTTTTACTTTAGGTGTTAGCATTTTATCTCCCATGATTCTCATGAAAACCATTTAACCTTCTGAATTCATCTACAGCAATTGATGCTGATTCAAATGATTCATGACTTCCTAAGCTGTATTTCTTCCCATTGAAGACAACGCTTGCCCTGTAGTTATTTCTGTCCTTTCTAAATGTGACCCCACTTTCACCGGTTGTATTTCTCTTATTCATTTTCATGTTTTTTTTGATTTTCAGAGTGACTAACAATCCTTAAATTTTCTACCCTATTGTCGGACCTCGAACCGTTTATGTGATCTATCTCCATACCTTCTGGTATATCACCGTTGTGCATTTCCCAAACAATCCTATGCACGTAATGATAACTTCCTTTAGCACCAACCCTCAAGTATCCTCCGCTACGCAAAGAACCCGCTAAAGATCCTATTACTATATTTCTGTTTGTCTTCTTATTCCAGTAAAGCTTGCCATCTCTGTATTCAAAAATTTCATTCCAGTTCATTTTTAATCTCCAGTTTAATAGATTATAGGATAGCGCATTTCTGCGCTACCCAATTAACAAAAAGTGCTTAAGTCTGTTGGTTGGCTTTAGCTTGCAGGCTTGCGGCTGCACAACCGCCAAAGTCTAATTGATTGTTAGCTCCAAACCTTAACTTACAGGCGGTCACGGTTCCAGCACAGAAGTCTTGTGATGGGTCAGTCACAGGCGCGTTGTCCTTATCGAAATATCGAGTACCCATGTAGTTACATCCATTGCCTGAGCGGTAAAGCCCTCGCTGAGCCCAATAACAAACTGACTGAACAAGGCGCGCCGGAATGTAGATACCATCCATATCCATCGGGCTGGTTAGTTCAAATGAGGCCGTATTGTAATCAACCTGCTTAGGTCGCTCAATGAAGTAAACCAGCTTGCGGTAATCGCCATCAGCAATGGTGCCATCTTCGTTAATATTCTCCCGAAGGGTGATCCAGATAGTAACCTTGGCCTGAACAAGGCCATTGTAGGTGCGGATAAGCGCAGAAATGTTCTGGTCAACATTAGAGACAACTAGCGTTACTTTGTTTGCCTTGCCATCAGAAGTCATATTAATACCCTGAATACCGAATGGCCTTGCGCCGTACTCTTCACCACGGAAAGTAATTGTCTTCGCTGAAATAGGTTGCCCCGTAGACTGAGCAATCATAATTTCTTCTGGTGTGTAGCTGATGTTCTCTCCATGGAAGCGATACACCCTCCCGCCAAACTTAGTGCCATCAACCTCGATTAGCGTAACAATCTCGCCAGGGAACAGGCTTTGTAATTGATTCTCAAACTTAGTGCTTAATGGCGTAGCCATAATATTTCTCCAATAAAAAAGACCCCGTAGGGTCTTAGTTTATCTCAATTTACATCAATCTTCACTAGTAATAACCTTTGATGCATTTTTTGAGTAGTGAGAAATCTCATCAAAAGACAATTCAACCCACTCATCCAAGCCAATCTCATAGTAAAGAGGTTTATCTCCAGAGTTATCAATTGTTACAGAGAATGGCTTTCCATTGTGGAAGTGAACCAGTACGAATTGTGATTTAGGGAAGTTTTTCATTTCATTATCCTCGTTTGTTTGTTTTGGTCATTTCGTTTCGATGAAGTGATAATACACCACTTCACCGATTCGTCTTTAGCAATTCGTGCTATTTACTGCATCGAGGTAAAAACTTCTACAAACTGCATTGATACAGTCTGCACTTCCCTAGTGTTTGGTGTGACACTGATGCTGTCTTGAGCCACAACAAACAACCTCAGCTCACCCTGCGGAGTTGTCCAGGCGAACGGGGTGATGATATGCGCAAAACAGAAGTCTAACACTTCCTTCCAGTTGGTGTTGGTGTAGGTCATGTTGTAAGTGCGCTTATTGGTTCTGTAACCTCCAGTACCAATTTGGGTGTAGCCATTACCGAATGAGACGCTTCTTACATTGCTTGCGTTGGTAAATGAGCCGCCGCCATTTTGAACCTGTGTACAAAAAGTAAAAGTATCTAATGCCATTTAAAATCCTTAGGGGCCGAAGCCCCATTTATTAACTGTAACCGCGCAAGAACTGGTAAGCAGTCCCGCCCTGCTGGAAGGACTGAGTAATCTCTTCCGCGATGATAACCCTGATACCAGATTCTAACTGTTTAGCGTCATTACCGCCACCGCCGCCAAGACCTGTCTGAACGGTAACATTCACTCCACCAACGTTAACGTTGCTTCCACCAACAAGTCCACCAGTCGCATAACCAGGACCAGAACCAACCACTCCGCCGTTGGCGTATCCGCGCATCAACTTGTACAGGTTGTCTACACCAATCCTTGACGTTGCCTCCTTCGTAAAGACAAATTCACCACGATGCACTGTACCAGCTGGCTCGTACTTACCACCGTTTCCAGTGTAACCACCTGAAGCGAAACCAAATGCGCTACCAATGGAGCCAATAGCACCACCGCTACCGCCAAAACTAGAGATGGTTGACTCAATCGCCTTAATCAAAAGTAGCTGCGTTGCAATGCGTGCAATCTGCTTCAAAATCGACGCTGTAAACTCGCGGAAGTTAGCCTCTCCAGTTGTTACCAAGTTTGTAATCTGATCAGTCAAGCCATTAAAGGCACTCGTTGCCAATTCAGCTCCAATCTGATTGAAATTTGCCAATTCATCAGCTGTCTCGGCGAATGCTGACCTAACGCCAGCCAGCCAGTTACCACGTAATGCATCTTCCTGATTGTAGAAATTCTGACGAGCCTGAAGTAGCGCCTGAAAGTCAGTATCGTCTACTGAGCCACCTCGATTAACTTGCTGCGCTGTTAATGCTGCAATTTCACGCTGCCTCTCCTGCTCCCTTCTTGAAAGTCCAGCTCCAAGTGAAAGCGCTTCAGTCTGGGCGTTAATCTGATTGGTCTTCCTGATGTTTTCATCAAGTAATTTGTTTGCAGCTTCCTGCTGCTGAATCTGGTCACCTAGAATCGCAGACTTCTCACGCTCTGCAAGAATGATATCTCTCTTGGCGAACAATTCACGCTGCGCTGCATTTGCAGTGCCTGCGTTAATTCTTTCCTCGATAACTGCAAACCTCGCCTGTTCATCAATTAGCTGCTTGCGCTGCTGACTGAGAGTTCTTCCTACCAGTTCCTGATCTTTAAGTACCCTGAGTTGAGCCTCCAGTGCTATCACTCCAGCTTCCGCGTCCTGGGTTAAGTCTCTTTGTTGTCTTGGCTGCCTTTCTGTGGTCCTCCTCCCATTTCTTGGTTTGTTTGCTTCGGCTAGTTCCTCCTTCCTGATTTCAACAATCCTATTGGCTTGTCTAATTGCCTCGGCATTACCGCTCAGCCTAATCTTGTTTAGCTGGCTTTCCGCTTGCTGTAATGCTCTAGTCGCACCAGCAACTCTATCAGTAGCGAAGTACTCCTTGTCGATTGCTGCTACAGTCTCAGCTCTTTCCCTCGCACCTTCACGAAGTGCGTTGTTTAGATCCGTTGCTGTTATCGCTATATCATCAATTGATCGCTGAACCCTTGCGTTGTTACTGACCTGTGAGTTACCAAGCTGCTGTAAAACTCTAGTTAGAAAACCAACCTCTGTTGCTGCCTGCTTGTAGCTATCAGCAATCCCTGCGACTTGAGCTTTGTGTTCTGCAATCTTTGCGTTAACTGCGGTGAAGTTTGAAGCATCCTTATACTGATCAACAAGCTCCCTCGCCTCTTCATAGCTCAAACCAACATCAATAAGAGCAAGTTCAGCTTCTAAAGCGCCATCTGTAGTTGATACGAATGCTTGTGCAATTGACTCAGCAGACTTGCCTGTCTCCTCCGCGAGATCAGCGACCAGCTGACCAAGCCTTGATGCGGAATCACCAGTCAGGCCAAGTGATTTCTGAACTGCTGCCGTTCCTTCTTCCAGCCTCTTTTGTGAGTTGAATATTGATACGCCTAGCGTAGTAAATGCAATTGCAAGAACACCAAGAGAAGCCGTTACAGGGTTAATGTAACTAAGTAAGAACCTAAATGTGTTAGCGACACCTCCGAAGCTATCCTTAATCTGACCACCCTGCTGTATTGCAATAAGCCAAAGTGGTATGCCGCCAGCGATTGATGTCCCGATGTCTGTAATCTGCGCCGGAAGTTGTGCAATGGCATTTTTATATTGACCAGCGCTTAACCCTGATTTCCTGAACGCCTCGGCTTGACGACCTAGCGCTTCTACGTTAGCGTTCGTCCTTTGAGAAATTGATTGAATCAATGGTGCCGCCTGATCTGAAACACCAAGCTGGGCCGCTCTAAGTTCAAGAAGTTCTGTAGTTGTCCTTCCAGCTGCTAGCTCTTGCTGCCTGAGCGACTCAATGAACCTTTGACCAGCAGAGGCAAGCTTTTCTTTCTCTCTTGAGGCAGCTAGTGAAGCCCTACCTTCCTCAGTCAATGCGGCAGCACTTCTACGCAGTCTATTTTCCTGAGTCTCAAGAACCTCCCCAAGCCTGAAGAACTGCTCATCAGGAACTACACCAGCGGCAAACGCCTTATCTAAACCCTCCGCAGCTACACGCAACTTCTGTAGTTTTGAAGCCGTTGGGTCAATCGTCTGACTAAGCCTCTGAAAGGCTATCTGCTGTTCCTGCGTTGCCCTTGCGGTATCTCTGGCTATTGTCCTGGCAACTTGCTCAGCGTTAACAAACTTATCAACACCAGATGCCGCCTGTTCATTGGCACGTTTAAATTCTTGCAGGGACTTTGTGCCCTGTTCAACTTGGCGAACGTCAACGCCAAGTGTGATACCTGCAAATTCTGCCATGTAACCTCCATAAAAAAACCTCCACAAAGGGAGGTTATTTTTGCCTTACTTGCATCATCTCAAGTGCTTTGCACTCCAGTATTCGCAAGTCATTTAAAGTCATCTCTTTGTCCTTGACATTATACACATCAAAGAGGAAAGGGAGTACTGAATAATCTATTCCGGTAGCGCCGTTCATACCTACACGCCATTGAGTTGAAGCAGCCTGATACACAGTCCATGCCAGCATCATGTCATCATCGAAGTGTAGTTCTTCAGGCTCTTCATCTTCGTAATCGGAACGCCTCATGCCAATTGCTTCAAGCTCGGATTCCGTTGGCTCTCTTTGGTATTGTAGATATACTGCGCGCTTTAGACCTTTGCGCGTTGGCCCGCCAGAGCTTGCATGTAAGCATTAGTCAGTGCAAGAACGGATGCGGGGAACAGGGAGACCAGTTCTTCGATGTTCTCGTCGTTAAATTCCTCTTCAAGGTTCCAGCCACTGCAAATCTCTTTCACAAAATCAAAGTCCTTAAGGCCTTCTGTCTGGAATACTTCCTGAATTTCTTTTGCCTTACGGTGTTTTGCGTTGAAGATAACCTCAGCTTCCTCGCCGTTGATCATCTGGAACTTAACTGGAAGCTTGAAATCAGGGAGTGCGCCTAATTTTAATTTGAACTTAGCCATTTAAATAATCCTCTCGTGTTTGTTTGAGTTGAAATTATAACATAAAAAAAGCCCCTGTGAAGGGGCTTGATTATTATGCTGGCAGGAAGCTGTAGCGTCCACGTACCGTAATTGCTACGGATACAGTTTCGATTTCGTTAACGCTTACGTTTGGAGTTTCGTTAAAAGCAACGGTACCAGTCCACAGGCGAACTTCGCTAGCCTTTGGTACATATGCACGAATCGCAGTAACCTTGCCACTCTCATCCAGTTCGCGAAGGATTGGGTAAATGGGGTTGTTGTATTCATGAGCAAAAGTATAGGTCGCGTTTACTGCAGACTTGTAAGTAGGAATCTGCTGTTCACGGTCATCGCTCAGGCACTGATAGGTAACGAACTGCTGCTCACCACCGTCAGTAGAAACATCCTGAATACAAGGCATTTCAAACCAGGTAAGAACCTTGGCGATAGTTGCCGTGCCGCCAGCTGGGAACTTCAGGGTTGAAGTGGTATCAATACCTTCAACGGTGATAGTTGTAGCGGTGGTAGACACCACGCGAAGCTGCTTGTCTGCCAGGTTAGACCAGGTTGAAGATTCAACAACAACGAAATCGCCGGTAGCGAAGGTTGAAGCGTCAGCAACAGTCATGACCGGCTGAACTGCGTTGGTAATTGCTGTAACATCTACTGCGTCAGAGCGTGAGCCCTCAATAAAAATTTGACTGCCATTTGCGAGGTGAGCCATGTAAATCTCCTTAATTAGTCTAATCTTACGTAAAATCGGACAGGAATGAACCAGCCGGACTGTGATTTCACTGGAGGAAATACAGAACCGCCTTCATAAATGTATCCGCTGTCAAGCATTGTACCATCGGCGAAAGCTTCTGACAATCGCCCAGCCAATTGGCGAGGCCTATCAGTTCCCTCGCCTGGTGAAAAGAATATAGAGACCTGAACCATGCCTACGTAATACCGGCATGTTCGCTGCAGCCCCCATGTCACACTATCAACCTCCGTGTAATCAAACTTCAGCCATGAACTTCCGTTTTTTGGCGGAGTGAATCCGCAGTTCTCATAAGATACTGGCAGCCCTCCTGCAATATCAACTGCAGCATCGCTAACCAGCTTTCTTGCTGCTACCATCATCTCATAGTGCACGTTTAGCCTCCTGTACCGCCTCAGCGAAATATCGACCAAGCCTCTTTTGGACAACACCAAGAACGCCAGAAGGTGCCTGATTGGATGAACCAAACTCAAGACCTTGCGCATAATCAAGGCGGTTGGTAATGTAAATTACGTTTGTATTGTTATCCCTGGCTAGTGCGTAGATTTGCCTGCGAAGAGAGTTTCGAGTCTCATTACCGTCAGGGTCGTAATTATTCAGTGACTGCGATGCTGGTGAGTTACCAGTAGCCTGCCAGTTACCTCTAAATCGACCAGTATCAACGGGAGATAGCTTAACGATGTCGTTGGCAGCCTTGGTTAATGTGCCTTCCACAATCAATTCTACACCCTCCGTGACTCCATCAATCCATGCGTTAATTGAGTTCCTAAAACTAACAACGTCATTAGCCATAAGTTGCAGCCCTCCTTAGTACTGGCCTGTAGGCGATTACCGTGCCAGTTGGCTTCACTGGTCGCGGGTCAATGACTGTGTAGGCCTCCTGGTCAATGTAGATTCGGTCGCCTTCCGATACAACTGAATCAGCAGTAAAAATTCCGCGACGGTCACCGAATTTAATGATGTCACCGTCAATGTCTCGCGCTTTGAATTCACGGATAACACCTCGCACTGTGTATGAAGTTCCAGGGGTGCGCACCTCGTAGCCATTCACGATAGAGATGGTTGGTTGAGTTGTAGCCTCGAAAACGCCATCACCATCTGACAGGAGGTTAATGCCAGCTTTAATTTGCTGTTGCAAAAGTGCGTGATTCATCGGCAGCACCTCGACCCACCAGAAGTAATCAAACCCCAGCGGCCAACTTTGCGACGCATTAAATCAATGTAAAGCTTACCCCATGAGGACGCCTCAAGGTTAGACGAGCTTGCAGCAGCTGTGCTTGTATCATAGCTAATAGTGTACTCGCCTGAAAGGGAGTAGGACTTAACCCGGTCAGAGGATGTTTGGCTTGAATCATTCTCAGTCTTCAGTGCGATATCCTGGCTAAGCAAGTGAAGCGTGTAGAATGCCAATGCTGGAACCTGCTTGTCGCCAAACTTATCTAAGCAGATAAACAACTTGGCCACCTCAATCCATGCGTTAATAACATCATCAGGTTGATTGTTAAGGGGAGGGTAAAGCTGCCTCATATACGCAATTACTTCTTCATTCATGTGATATCTCCATACAATAAAGGACGCCGAAGCGCCCTTTTGGTTTATTTGTAGTCGCCGCCGTTCTCAGCTTCGTCAATGTTCTTTGCTTGTTTCTTGGTCTTAGCTTTCGCTTTAACTTCCTGCTCGATTTCTTTCGTTGCCTTATGGTCATCCTCAATCTCAAGCTTACCTTCAGCCACCAGAATCTTTAAGCCAACTGATAACTCTTCAACCTCAATGCAGTCACCTGGCAGATAATCTTTAGCTCCAAGACGGATAACACAAGCACCTTTATGTAACAGTTTCATTCTTTCCTCCTTTGTTTCGATTGTTTGATTATATAGCCATATAAACAAAAATACCACCCCGAAGGGTGGTAGGTGATCAGCAATAATTGCTATTACGCGAAGGTGATACCCTTCATGACTGCCATCGTTAAAGGCCTATACACGATCAAACCAGTTGCCTTGGAGGTTACTGGTACGCGGAAATGTAAATCCTTCGGCTGAGCCGGTAGTGCGTTAGTAGCTTCCGGAATCTCGATGGCCATGTTGTTCGGGTCTTTCTCATAAGCGATAGCTGCAGAGGTGCCAGTGCCATTGTAATCATTCAGGTACTGAACGAACTCAACAGTTACGCCGCTGTTGTTCTGGCGGAAGAATTCACCATAGCTAACAGAGGTGCCAGGAACCAGGTTCTGCATGATACGACGAGCGGTAGTAGGCAGAAGAAGGTGCGTAGCGCGGTGCTGACCATTAGTTGAAGTCTCGATAATATCCAGAAGGCTTGTAATGTCGCTTACCGCTGTGGTAGGTTGAGCCCATGAGCCACCGCTAACAACGTTGTTGATATTTGGGTAGTCGAACACGCTAGGGATGCCGTGAACGGTAGAGCCGGACCATACCAGTTTATCAAGCAGCTTGTCGTGAGCTTCGAAAGCCAAGGACTGCTTGCGAGCAGACAGTGACTGACCAGTAGCCTGACCAACTTTAATTTCATCAATAGAAATCAGGAACGCGTTACCGAAACGGAAAACTTTACCCTGACGTTCAGTTGCTAAAGCGTCAACCAGTGGCAGGTCATCAGTGTAGTCAGCTACGATCTGAGCAATACCAACGCCATCAAATACCGGATACTCAAAGTACTTAGCATAGCCAGGGATTTCATTGCTTACAGGGAACAGGTTTACTACGGAGTTCTGATCGTACTCAGTCTCGTAAGCTTTATTCAGGCTTGCAGTGAGTTGCTTCACAGTCCAGATACCAGCCGCGTCGGCTTTATCAACACCCATCGCGCGCAGGTGGTTAGTAATCTTTTCTTGCTCGAAAGCGTCAAGTTTGATAGTCATATTAAGATGCATCCTTTTGTTTATGAGTTTACGTGTCAATTATACACGAGATTTTGATTGGAACAATAGGCGATTCCTTTCGCCTTTAACTTTAATCCACTATGCGAGAGGTTCGCTTAAGTTTTCCACCTTATAAGCGTAAACGCCAGCCAAGGCATCGGATGAGTTCCTTATGCCAACTATTGTAAGCTTGAAGCATTTAGAGTCAGCTGTAGCTCCTGGTGATGTGGTTACGTAGTGCTCAGATGTGACTCCAAAAACTCCTGGCTTGAACACGCTATTCCAAAGAGCAGTCCCAGGAGGCATGCTTGTTACTATCGCTGTGTAGTTTTTCAACTTATCAGCTGCAACTGTAGTGAGTGAGTCAATCTGGTATGCAGTGTGCCTTATTGAAGCGATGTTTGATGTACCGGTATTACTAACACCAACCCACAGCCCCTTAGCGGCAACTGTCGCATTCTTCTCTCCGGTAAGAGCGAACCTTATTGTTGTCTCTCCAGGTATATCTATAAAGTCAGTATCCGTCTGATTGATCAACCCTGACCTTACGCCTGAAGCTACGTTATAAGAGGCTGGACCAGCCACCCCCTGTAAGCCCTGAGGTCCCGTAGGGCCCTGCAATCCACGCTCACCCTGCGGGCCTGCCGGGCCTTGTGGTCCAACTGCACCAGCTACACCTTGTAAGCCTTGCGGGCCAGCTGGGCCTTGCTCACCTTGCAGGCCCCTCTCGCCTTGTGGGCCTTGAATACCTGCCGGACCTGTCGGGCCAGTTGGGCCTGCTGGACCAGCGGAACCCTGTGGGCCTGGAGCACCCTGTGCGGCCAGTAACTCCCAGGAATCGCTAACATCTGGATTTTCTCCGGTCACGGCGGCGGTAGCAAACCAGCTTGAGTTATTGAATGTAACAACGTCATCTTTAACGTAAGCTGTCGCTGCGTCGTACATCCCGCGGAATGTTAAGCCTGCCGGACCAACTGGGCCCGCATCACCTTTATCACCTTTAGGGCCAGCAGGACCTGCTGCGCCAGTTGCACCGATAGGGCCTTGCGGACCAGCCTCGCCAGTTTCACCTTGAGGACCTTGCGGGCCTACGGGGCCAGCTGGACCAGTTTCGCCTTTAGCACCTGCCGCGCCTGCCGGGCCGGTAGCACCTGTTGGGCCTTGAGGACCCTGTGGACCAATAGCTCCTGCCGGGCCCGCTGGACCCTGTGGACCAACCGGACCTTGTGGGCCTGCTTCACCTGAGCCTCCTTCTTCATCACTTACAAAATCACCTTTCGCCAGCGCTGAAAGATAAGCACCATCTTCGAAGTGGGCATTGCCAAACCTGCGCCAGCCCTGGGCTAGATATCTGTTAACCCTGTTAACTAATCCCTGAATTGTGGTATCGGATGTCACCATGAAGTCTTCAACGTTGTTTGCTGTTCCCTTCGCCATCTTCATGCCAAAGAGGGTGCCGCTCAGCATCTGCACGTCGCCATATGGCTGGAATCCTGATGAAATCATCATTTTTACGTTTCTGGCTAAGATTTCAGGTGAATTCCCTACTGCCATAGCAATTTCTGTGTAAGCCATCTCTATCTCCTGATTGGTTAATAATCATTGACAGTCTAACAGAAAACCAGCAATAAAAAACCTCCCAAAGGAGGTTTGATATTAAACGCGAGAAACTGAAAGGATTTCCACTTGGGCGCCAGTTTGTAAGTATAGCTGGCCAGCAACGTCATTCTCATCAATAGCATTTACTACGCCAGAGAAGATTCTGACACCAAAACCTTTAGTCAGCCTTGCCACTACGTTAAATCCACGAGGCTTAACTGGAACCATTAGTGATTTCTGACCTGTAGCCGCCAGAAAAACCTCGCGAGCCATAGCCATACCCCTGAACTCATGACCCAGAGCGCCAGGGTGAACCCTATCAGTTCCGGTGTATATTTCAGAGTTTGCTGCCGTTACATAGTTGCTAATGTTGATTACTGGTATCCCGTTATCAGCACAGAAGCCATCAACCAACTCAACAACCCTCTGAGTTGTGGCATTCAATCCAATTGGTGTTGCGCAGCTAATCTGGATGATTGGTACATCACTGTAAGTCTTCCTGGTCTCCTCCAGGCACTCCGACATAGACCTAAGCAGCCACTCAGCCTTGCCAGGGTCATTTATTGAAACTGAGTCATTATAACCAAGCGCCCACGAGATAACGTCAGGTTTTCTATTTAACGCTGCGAGCCTTGTCTTTACCCTGTTAATCGGGAACCTGCCCTCCTCTTTTGAAGTCCAGGCCGATCCACCAATCCCTTCGCAGATACCATCGAATCCAAGCGCTCGACTAAAAGTATAGAAGTCGTTTACTGCAGGGGATGAGCCATAAGACTGAGTCCTAAATCCCGCACCAGTACCAGCTGTGTAGCTATCACCCATCTGGTAAATGAATGGCCTTTTAATAGTAATATCCCTGCTAATCGTGTCTAACGGACCGAATGCGAAAGAGCCAAATGCAGTGTTAACGCCATAAATCTCAATATGCCTTAACTTTCCGCTAACGACTCCATCATTGGCCTTCACTTGAATCCAGCTAACACCCTCAGTGGTTGGTGTCGTGATAGCATCTAGGGTTACCAATTTACCGTCAACGAATATTGAGTAAGATGAAAGAGAGCCAATGGTCTTAATTTCAAAAAGCCTTGAATCAGTCATAAACTCAAGTTTCATCTGAAGGCCATTCGAAGGCTTCTGACCAGTGTAAGACCCGCCTGAAACGTTATCAAATCCGTAGGTTGTCCACATGAGATTGGTCTCATTAAGTCTATTGATAACTTGAGGGGTGGTAATTGATGTTGCGGCCCTGATTTCCTTGATTGCGGAAAACTCAGTCGATAGCTGAACTGGCTGCATAGTAGCCAAGCCGTTTTCAATATTTCTTTTTACCAAATCAATAAAGCTTGCCATTTTCTTTCCTCCAATTTTAAGTGAAACTAATTGTACCAGTTTACAGGCATAAAAAAACCTCCCGAAGGAGGTTTGATCTGAATTATTCCATTAACTCATAAGTAACAATGGCTCGTCCTGATGTTTTTTTGTTCACTTCAGCAGCTACACCTGCCACGACGATAATCCTGTGTGCATATGCTTCTGGATCTATAGTCCAGTTGTAATATCCATTATATGGACCACTAAAAACGTATACCGCATCATCATCAAAGTCATTAGCAAGCTTTGGCTTAGACAGCGGTGTTAGACCCATAGATTCACACATCTCATAACCAATCATCTCATGATCTACAGTTGGTTGCTTTCCCATACCAAGATCAATAACAATCAATTTAATGCTTGAAAATTTAACCCCAGAACTAACAGTCTCAGAGTAAGGTAATGATGTGGCACTTGATTTTTTATACGTCTCCTTTGAGGTTGCGCTTAAGTTGAATCCCTTGTATGAAGCGACCTCTAGGTATGGGAATGATCCGATAAATGAAACCTCTTTCTCGCTGAAATTATCTGCAATTGCAGCAGATAGTTCATCTAAAGTAATCAAGTCTAAGTTTAGCTTCTTCATATAAACCCCTATTAAAAAGGCCCCGAAGGGCCATTTATTATTTCTGAATAACCTGAACTTCAACGAGCGCTGGGTCAGTTAATGCATCAGCTCCAGCTGCCTGGAAGCCACCTGCGAATGTCCAGTTAGTAGTGATTGCACCACCGCTTGTTGCGGAGCCATCAGTACCAATGGTAACCGCGCTGCCAAATGCCGGAGCGGCAGAAAGACCGGTAACCATCCAGATGCGACCGTGAGTCATTACGTTAGCGACCTGGAAGTTATCAATATTACCAACAACGCCACCGTAAGAGCCGCGCGGGCTTTCGTAGTGTGACTTCACCAGAACGCCATATACGTTATCAGCAACAGCGGAAACCAGAACTTTGTGACCATCAGCATCAACAGAACCGACACCAACAGCATAACCGACACCCTGAACTACTCCGGTAGACATTATACATGCACCATCAATATTGTACAGAGAGGTATCTGCAACCATACCAGCAGTAGCTTGACGACGAATTGCCATATTAAGACTCCTTATTTTTTCAATTTAGCGAGGCGAGCGCGCGGGTTAAGAGTCTTAACTTCCGGTGCTGCATCAGATTTTTCCGCGCCAGCAACTGCTACACGGGCTTCAGCCATTTTATCAGAAGATTTGGCGATATCAAAGGCCGCATCGATGTACGCATCAGATTTCTCAGCAACTTCAATACCAGATACTTCTTTAACGTAAGCAACTTTAATTGCTTTAGCGTCCAGGCCATCACATTTAACGCCAGCTTCTGCAGCAACGGCGACCAGAGCAGCCAGTTCATCAGCATCAGCTTTAGCTTTCGCTACAGCAGCTTCGATTTCAGCAGGAATGCCATCAACTTTAGCTTTCAGTGCGTCACGCTCAGCTTCAAGGGTGTCAGCTTTGGCCTTGGCCTGTTCTGCATCAGCTTTAACGGCCTCGATATGCTTAGCAACTTCCGGGGCGATTTCGAACTCCTGCTCGCCATCCAGTTTAATCTTAATCATCAATTTATCCTCTTTATTTGATTGAACGGTATCAGTATACGGGTTTTCCTGTTCCGCGTCCAGATTCAGTTTAGCCACTTGCGCACGGCCTTTATATACCAGAGCAATGTGGTTCACAACGATGTTTGTTTGCAGAGCATCAAAGCGTACCCAATCAGCAGGAATCTCATCCTGACTTGAGTATTCTCCATCAAGCTTATACTCACCAGTTTCATTGCTGCCCCAGCCAGGAGACTCAATATCAACAGTGTTGTAGCCAACCGAAAGCTCACCAGCAACGCCAGACCTAGCCTTCTCGATTGCTTGCTTGTCGTAAACGGTAAGAGGAACGACAACTGTAGAATCCTGGCGCATCGCCGTACCGGATACTGCGCCAACTACGACATCCTTGGCGTTATCTGAGTTAACTACAACGTGACCTAAGGTAAGCGGCTTGCCCTGATAACTTTGCAGAGAGTCAGCTTTAAAGACCTCTGATGCTGGTCGGAACTCTCGGCGCTCCGAACCATCTGGCAGATGGTAAGTTTGCACGCCTACACGCGCAACCACTGGAGTGTCTACGAGAAACCCGTTTTCATCGAAATGGGCCTTTACTTTGGCGCTATCATAACGCATCTTACTCTTCATTAATCACCACCTCCTCTACTAATTCTTCCTGAGCGGGTTGCTCTGGCAAGTTAACATCGCCATCCTGAAGCTTAACTTCCGTCGCAATGGTACGTAGTGTATCACGAGCTTCTTCGGTATTCATCACGCCAGCAGCAATCAATGCGGCGACTGAGTTAACGTTCTTCTCAAGAATCTCAGACTTATCTTTATCGCTAACCTGAGATAGGGGGTTAAATTCCACTGACCACTCTTGCTTAGTTACGATGAACGGTAACAGAAACTCAAGAAGAGGCAGCAATTCAGCCTTTCGCTTGCGGTCAACGTACCCGTAAAACGTCTCTAAAGCAGTATTCTGGCTTGCTGATACGCCGCCAACGTTCTTGCCTTTAAGGATAATCTCGTGAATACCGCTCAGAGCAACGATTCGGTCAAACTTCTGACTCAAAAACGTATCAATACCGCCAATATCCGAGTTAAGTACGTTATATTCCTCGCTCTCTGCGTCAATGCCGATTGCCTGGCCAACTCCACTGTTATTATCAACCTGTGCCAGGCGCAATCGAGCCGCGCCAAATCCATCTGAATCATCGCACAGGTCAGCTAAACCCTTGGCTTTCCAAACCGCCTGCTGTTTACGACGCAGTAACTGAGTAGCCAGTCGCTCACAGTTCTGATAGTCGTCAATAGCGTCGATTAAGTCACCAGTTAGTACGCTTGCGCCCCAGCCATCGTTGTTGCGACGTAAATTGTTAGGCACTCGCTCGCCATCAATGATATGGCAGCGTGTATAATGCACATCGTAGAACGTTGCCGCACCATTTGGCGTAATGCGGTAAGTTAATGGCTTACCAAATCTAGCGTTACGTGGATTCTCCTCGCGAGTCTGGACCTTAACTTGCTGCCGGTCGTATACGCGAACAGTTTCGAGCTCCGCGCCTTCACGAATCGGGCTGGTTAGTGCTCTGCCATCCTTAACGATTGCCACTACAGCGGCGCCACCGTATAACCTCGCCCACGCCAGAGCGTCGATTACACTATCTGAAAGGTCTAAATCATCCCAGCGCGACCAGAAAGCGCCCTCATCATCAATGCCTTCAATGTTGAAGCCTGCGCCAAGCGCTACCTCTGGCACGATATCAATGATTCGGCGAACCAACGCGCTGCTGACGTAAAGCTGCTCAAGCTGCGCTGGCGCTGTTAAACCAAGGCTGCCAAACTTTCCGTAAATCTCGCTACCATCACTCCCGTTAAGAAAGATGTTTGCGTAGCTGTCTGCTTTTACCATGTAATTTCTCCAATAAAAAAGCCCCTGAGTAAGGGGCAGTTTATCATGATTACTTGACTCCAGCTAGTCGCATTAAGCGGGCTCTTGGGTCGTCACTCAAGTTCAATTCACAGTTGATTGCCATCGTTGTTGTATCCACAATGTCATCATGAGGGTGTGAATCGTCCGCAGTGAACGCTGAGAACTCAGTTAACAGCGATGTAAGCCACGGTGCAGAGTCTGGCAGAACTACGTTACCAGCCTTAATCTGTGGCAATGCGCTCATCACTCTGGTTAGTTTATCCGTATCTGGAACAAATGGTTCGATAGGTGTTCTCATGGTTCGACCTGCTGACTGGATAAGGCCGATACCAGATGCCTTTTTCTCGATAATAACCTTGCGTAAGATACCATCCGTTTTACTGGTTGCCCTATGCTTGCTCTCAAAATCCAGCAGAGTTTGCTCAAGCTCTGGAGCCTCCCATTTCCCCCTCACCATATCCAGAAGGTAGAGCTTGTTATCCTTACGCCCCCAGAGCTGGAATACTGAGTAGTCGCTATAACTCTTCGTAGTCATGGCAGTATCAGCCGTAATGAAGCGGTAGTCATACTTGACTGGCGGCCTGTTGTTCTCATCAAGCCTTACGAACCAATCTACGTTAATCAGGTTTCCACCCAGAGCTACTGGCTCCTGCTGGTACTGGCTTAGGAATGTATACGGGTCTGAGTCCCACATCGCCATCAGGTCGTGCACAGATTCCTTTTGTGGAAAGTAGCTATAGTATTTCACGCCGTCACGCTCAACTGATTCGGATGACAGGACATCCTTCTCGAACTGCTCACGAATCCAGTCAGGAAGCTCATTCGCATAGTCTTCAGTAACCAGCGCTGGTATCTTTACCACATCAAAGTCGATACCCATACCGCCAGAAGTCATGAACCACGTTGAATCCTGCGTATGTAGCCTTTGCTGGATTGATATAATTGGCGTTGATTTACCCTTGACGCTACTTGCCCTACGCGAGCGGATGGTGTTTTTTAGCAACATGTGAACAGACTCGCGCTTCACCTTACTAAACATATCATCAGCTTTATCGATATCGTCCAGCATCAGGCATCCGCTATAGGTGTCCGTGATATACCCACCACGACTGCCCGTAATCTGAGAGCCAATTGCCTTGGATATGGATTCAAACTTAACCTTCCCAGAATCATCTAGCACCTGAATCTCATCATCCTTACAGGTTCCAAACTTGCACGGGAAAAGACTTTGAAACTCAACTGACTTGATAAGGTCACGCACTCGCTTTGAGTTACGCTTCACAAGGCTATCAGAGAACGAGAGGTTAAGGTTCCTTACTTTCTTCAGCTTAAGCATCGAATAAACCGGAAAGTGGATCGATGTAATCTCGGTTTTTCCGGCCCCCGGCGAAATATTTATAATCGTATCCTTCCTCTCGCCAGAAACTATCTCATCAATGATTCTGCATAGGTATTTATGGTGCCAGTTAGGAATGTATCGCTCTGATTGAGATAGCTGGAACCATACACGAAGGAATGCCTCGAAACTGTGAGTGGATAGTGCCTTAACTGCCAGCTTTTCAGCTGGCGTCATCTCTTCCCAAACTAATGTCTTCATAGTTTATCCATTACCGAGGCCAGAGCTGCCTTCATTGCTTCCTCATCGTTTACTACTGCATTAGAAGCGTTGTTGATGTTAACCTCTTGCGGCTTGTCGATGCCAAGGTCTTTGCCAATCAGTCCAGGGTTGACGATATTGTTAACGCCAAGCTGATACTTCTGCTCAAAGATGACTGAATCCACGAACTCCATAACCTCATCGAACCCAGGTGATGAACGCCATTTGGCGATTGCATTGGGGCCTACGCCGCAGAACAACTGGAATCCAGTTATCGTAAATACTCGCGGCTTGTGCACAAGGTTCTCAGTGACTACGCCCCGAAAGCTAGCGGTTTCAATTGCTTTAATTACTTGCTCTTCAGCCCAGCTGAAATACCTGACGGCCATATCGAAGACCTGTTCTGGCGTATATCTATGGTTAATCTTCAGGTTGGCAATGTCGCCATACTTCTTATTGTAAAGTTCTTTGAAGTTTCCAATCTTCTGGTGAATCTTTTTCTCTTCTGACATGTGATATTCCTCCTGTTTTAAAAGTCATTGTATCATGAGTACGCACGAAAAAAAGCCCTCACGAGGAGGGCCAAGTACTACATTGCGAGATTACCAATCTCAAACGAGGGATATTTTATCAACGCTGACTTTGTGAACTGTCAGGTCAATCTTAAATGCTGCCTTTGCGGCTGCAACTGCTTCTTCAGGGCTACTGGCAAGGAACCTACCTTCGTATGATTGCTGGCAAGATTTGCATTGTCGACCCATTAGGCGGGAAGTTAAACGTACTTCGTAGTTATTCACCAGGATGCTCCATGATTGGTGTTCCGCGCTGGACTCGAACCAGCAACTGAGACTTAGGAGGTCTCTGCGTTATCCTGTTACGCCAGCAGAACTAGAATAGGTGCCGGTTACGGAATCCGGCGAGCTTTCACAATGCTCCGCGTTTGCGACTTATACTTTGCTTTTGGCGATGCGCTATTGCCTCGTATCTTTACCCAGCCCGGCTATCGGCTTGCATCTCCGCGATGCGCGTTACGGTCATTGCCGCCTACGTGGTTAATACTAACCACATTTAACATTTGAGTCAAGCCATGACGACGAAATAAATCCATGTCAGTATGCCCGCCAGGAACCAGATTGATAACTCAGTCATAAAGTGACTCTCCAGTTTCGGTTTTACCACATCTTCCCGCCAGGTAACCTGCAACCCAAACGAAACGCATCTTCTCGATGATTGCGCTGATCGGGCTATGGAACTCACAGATAACTGCCTTCATGATGTCATTATCCTGCTTCTGCTTTGCTGTAAGTTTATCAACCGCCTCGTTTAGCTTCTTGGCCTGGGCGCGTACTGCGTTGAATTGTGATTGGGTAAGTCCGAACATTTTAAATTGCCTTATCGACTAAAGTAATACTGCACAGTCCCGCCAAGGACGGCCTGCTGAGCGTACGCTGATTCAGAACTGTCGTGGACTCTTCTGTGCATAACGCTGTTAAACTTTCCAGTGTAGTATGTGTGAATCCAGATCATCTCTTGCTCCACATGTGAATTGCTAGCTTACCGTCTCCAGCCTCAGAATCGTTTGCTGCCCATAAGTTGCCAGTGAATACGTAAATCTTCATTTCTTCTCCTCGTTTCGTCTTGATGTGGTAATCATATCAACTACCCATTCTGGCGTATTAGCAATTAGTGCTATTTGCCGTGATTATCATGAAATACGTATTTTAAGTTCGCTTCCTGCCTTGCCTTAATTGCCTCATTCATGTCGGAATAAGTTCCCAGGTGAATATCCTTTCCGGAGACTTTAATCTTTGCGGCCCACTTACCTGAAGCTTTGTGCCAGCCTACTCCAATGAAACCACTTAAGCTAGATGGTCTTATTGATTGGTTCCTCTGATTTCCTGCGTTTGTAACAAGCCTTAGGTTTTCAATCCTGTTATCTTTCCTATTATGGTTTATGTGATCAATCATCATACCTTCGGGCTTTTCCCTACCATGCATGAACCAAACTATATTGTGCACAAGTGCGGTTCCGTCTATGAAATGTCACTGCAGATAACCTTTAGAATCAGGACTTCCAGTAACTCGTCCATTTGACAATCTGGTTATCGTTCCATCTTTATTATAGCTAAAGTGGCATTTTATATACTCTTTATTTCTCACTACCATCTACCTCCCTAGACCCCCACATATTCATCAGCTCAAAGTAAGCCATTGCCTCATCGCCGTCCTTTGCCTCATCCATCATCTTCTTACACCAGTCAGAAGGATTCATTTCCTTCTTCTTCATAATCAGGTCCATCACTGCCTTGTCTCCTCTCGTTTCGATAAAGTAATAGTATCGCATCCTTGCGATTGATGTTTAGCAATTCGTGCTATTTATCTTCTTATGACCGTAAAGTTCCTTAGCTTTCTGAAGTGACTCAATTGAGTCATCAATGTCGGTTAGGTAGTCTTTGTGCCCACGAAGCCCTGTACACAGCATTTTCTTGATTGCGTGCTGAGTTGCCGGGTCAGTTACCTTGAAAGCATCCAGAACACGATATACATCGATTGCCGTTACTGTGCCATCCAGGCCGATAATCTCACGGTTGTACTTACTCATAATCATCGCCCTCATTAACAATAATCACGCCATGGTTGTCGCCATCACAAACCGTTAGATTGCCAAACCTCTCGTAAAACTCAATGCATTCGCCGACTGGAGTGTATTGGTACTGGTCATTAACATTGTTGTTCATATCTCAATCCTCGTTATTGTGCCGCCATGCGTCTTCTGCATTAACATGGCGTATCTCTCGTCTACATAATGCAGGAGCATATCGATGCCCCTGCTACTGAATCTGTGTTCGTAGATGGTCATTGGTCTAATGCGATAATATCAACAAAGCCACCAATTGAATTTGCATATTCACTGGCCTTATCTTCATCAATAAAGCATTTAATTGCGTGATTGTCTTTTTTTACAATGAATAAATAACCAACAATATTAATCATTCTTAATCCTCACTTATATTGACTAGCCAGCTGGCAACCTGATAGCGCCGTGCAAATCTGCTCGTATCGACTCCATGCGGTATCGGCATCCCATGGGAGTTCATTTTCGTCGAACTCTTGGTTGCGAATCTGATTTAAAACCTCCGCGATGACGCCTGAATCCTGGAACATTCCTTTTGAGTCGAAGTACTGAAGTGCTACTTTCAGTGCAAATGCGTGCTCTTCTGACAGGTTAATAGTAATCATTTTCCAAGTACCCCTTTGGTTTTTAGGTTTTTGCGGTAGAATTGCATAATGTGCTGATTGTAATAATTACTTGATGGATACTCTTTCATCTTTTTACCCTCTCCTCCCGTTTGGTTGATAGGGTAATCATAGCTGACTACCCGATTTATTGTTTAGCAATTCGTGCTATTTACCAGTCAGGGGATATTTCTTCTTCCTCTTAAGCCTCTCGATCTGCTCATCAATAGCCTTGATAGTAATCTCGTCAACAATCTTCTCGCAATCCTCGATGTTGAAGTCATCTTCCAGTGGCTTAACCTTGTAAGTCCAGTCCTGGTCGCCATCCAGCAGTCTAGGGTTGATGTAAATCTTATCGCCGATTAGACATGTATAACAAAGTTTATCCAGGCTTGGGATGATGACGTCCTTAATCTCCCGCATCACTCCACTCCGACCTTCGAATGGCTTAACTTTACGTGCCGACTCATATATTGACCTAAGGCCAACGACACCTTTACTGTTCATGCCCTGTTTAATGAGGATATCTATAGCCTTTAATGTGTCACGGTTAAGCTCAAAATCTTTCACCGCAGAAAGCTCTGGCCAGTAGTCCAGAGACTGCTTATATCCGTTAGCATTGATTGCCACTCGCAACGGCGGCAAATTGTCTGCCGACGCTATCAACAACACTTGTTCGCTAGTTAGCTTATCTTCGTTGAAATCAAACATCATTTAATATCCTCAATAATTAAACGGTAATCTTTAATCGCTTTCATCGCTGCTGCAAGAGCATCTCCTTCATACTCTGATAAGTCTGGCATAACCTTTGAGATCTTGGTCTTAAACTCGGCAATCGCCCCATCTTTTACTGCGTCGTTAGTCTTCTTTCTGATTCCAATGTTCACTTCGCCAGGGATTAACTTGATGACTAATTTTCTTTCACCAGCTATCTCAGTTAAACCGAATTCAGTGTTACCCTCATCATCATCGTAGAAATGAGTTGCTTTGAGGCCAGCGTCCCTCAGCTCAGTCATGCGCGCAGTTGTATTGTAAATGTATGAGCTCTTAAGTTTTGACATTGATTCACCATCATCCCCTATAAGGCTCTCAATCTTATTCAATGACACGCTGAATGTCTTATCTTCAGACTTTAGTGCTTGCCTTGTCATTTCTCGAATTACCTGGCCAAGCGTCACTTTTTCTTTCATCTTCATATCTCCTCTCGTTTAAGTTGAGTAAATCATATACCGACTTACGCATGTAGTCAAGCGTAATTCTTGGTAAATTTTAGGGGGTCTTACGCCAAATGGCACCTTAGCTCAGTCATGGCTTAATGTAGTTCGTGGTAACGCCTGTAACGAAGCAAATGGTCGGTTAGACCCCCGCACTGTCGTAATGTGTCCATAGATAGCAATTATGTATTCTGATAGGAAAAAACACACAGATACCCGTGGAACCCCAGTTACACTAGTTACATACAATAATATTAATAATAATAATAATAATAGAAAGAAGATATATATATATATTAAGGACTTATGGCGTAAGTCATGGCGTAGCTTGGCGTACCTCGCGTAACGATGGCGGCTCAGCTTACATCGCGCTACTGAGGTTACGTGTATATGAAGGAAAAGGCCATGGCGAGCGATAAAACCAACCAACTAGTTGATACACTCCCCTTCATTCCATCCATCCATCAACCATTGCTCAATTCGCAACAGTCCAGAAAATCATTGCAATCGATGCAATATTGCTATACATGCAATAGTACTGT